CGTAACGCGGCGGCGCTGGGTGCTTTCGTTCTTTGGTTGACATTTTTCATTACCCCTTTCCATTATACAGATTGTTTTTCTGTCTGGCAAATCGGGTATGGGGGCATCTGCGGTGCAAGTGGTTGGAGCGAGGACTGAAAAATGAATAGCGAGGAGAAATGAGAGTGGGAAACAAGAATATGCGTCGGATCTCAATTCTCGTGACAGCACAGACGGTACACAACCTTGGGAGACTGGCGGACATGGACGGGAGACGGAATATCGGACGGATCGTGGATAAACTGACGCGCGAAAAGATGCTATCTCTCCATGTGGAAAAGCGAGAGAGGGGAAATGAGGATAAACGGGTGCCGGTCATTCGGTATAGGCCGGAAAGGTATGAGAAATTTGAGGAGAGTGGACTGAACGACAATGGTGAACCGCTTTATGTAAAACGTGTCCGCATAGATGAAAAAAGCTATGCGATGTACTGCCCGGACTGTGGGAAACGGCTTTGTTCAAGATTCACAAGATATTGCCCGAACTGCGGAGCGGGAATGAAATAGAAAAATGGCGAAGGTCGCGTCGGGGAACCGGCGCGGCCATGCCGTATGAGAAAAACCGTTTGCCCGGCGGGTTGCGGGCAAAAAGAAGTCGCCGGAGGGCGACTTGGGGCTGGTATATCGGTAGTAAGTTAAGGGACAAGCTGCCGACCAGGGCGGATGTGGGAGCTGGTGCCCGGAGGAATGATCCGCAAAGGCGATCCACGGGTGGTCGCAGAAGGAACTCAAAATTTTAGATAGCGGGAAGCGAGGCTGGCCCTTGCTTCCCATGTCAGCAAACCAGCACCAAGCGAGGGACGGGTCAAGGGAAAGGGTGGAGATTTCCGAAAGGAAATACTACCCGGCCTTGACGCGGAGGGAGCGGGTGCTACGAGAGGGGGCGTGATCGGGGATGTATTGCAGAGAACAAAAGCATATATGCGGGAAGTCCTACGACACGGCCCAGTACATGGAAGTCGATCTGTACCAGGTATCAGAAAGGCAGCACAAGGCCAGCACGAGGGCAAAAAAGAAAGAAGCGTCCACCCTGGCCCAGCAGACATACAACGACAAACGGGCGAAGCGATACCATGTGCAGCTGGTGAACACAAACTTTGGGAAGCGGGATTTCTCCTGGACGGGAACCTATGACGACGATCATTTGCCGGGGCCGGGGGACACAAAGAGAGCGGATCTGGATTTCTCCAACTTCATCAAGAGGCTGTATCGCTGGTGCGACAAGAACGGCGTGCAGCGGCCCAAGTGGGTGGCTGCAACGGAGTACACCACTGTGGACGAGGCAGGGAAAGTTTGTGGCAGGCATCACCACCACGCCATCATCCAGCACACGGAGGGCCTTGACCGCGATGTGCTGGAAGATCTGTGGAGCGTGAACGGGAAGCGGATCGGGTTGACGCGGTGCGAGTATCTGGACGTTGACCACGGGAGCGTGGAGAGCCTGGTGCGCTATATCTGCAAGAACAAGCGGTGCGCTCGCTCCTGGAGGCAGAGCCGGGGACTGGAGAAGCCAAAAACGCCGAGGCCGAACGATACAAAGTGGAGCCGGAAGAAGCTGGAAGAAGCGAGCACAGTATACATAGACGATGCGGAGTTCTGGGAGAAGAAATACCCGGGCTACACCCTGAATCGAGTGGAAACAACGGTGAATAACTCCGGGTATCGACATACTGTTGTGATCCTGCGCCGGGCCGAGTGCTGGCACGGGAGAGGGAAAATGAAAAAGCGAGGAGGAAAACGGAATGACAGACAAGGAACGGTTCAAGGCGATCTTTGAAACGCAGGTGATGCGAGCGGGCGCGGAAAAGCTGATGGAGTGGCTGGAAAGCACAGATTTTTTTGAGGCTCCGGCCAGCACGAGATTCCACGGAGCTTACCCTGGCGGCCTGGTGGCGCACAGTCTGAACGTGTACGACCAGCTGCTGCTGGAACCGAGCGCGCTGGAGTACGGCGGGAACTCCTTGGCGGTGTGCGCCCTGCTCCACGACCTGTGCAAAGTGAATTACTACCACCGGGACAGTGATGGGTGGACGGTACGGGACGCGCTGCCCATGGGACACGGGGAGAAGTCTATCTATCTGATCCAGAAGCACATGGATTTGACGGACGAGGAGGCGCTTGCCATCCGATGGCACATGGGGGCTTATGACGAGGCTTTCCGAGGCGGGAGCCGCGCACTGGACGAGGCGCAGAGAAGATGTTCCCTTGTGGTTGCCCTCCATCAAGCAGATATGCGGGCGACGCAAGAAGAAAAGCGACGGGAGGGGCTGTAAATGGGCCTGCGCCTGGAGCTGGGAGACCTGCCGCCGAGATACCGCGCACAGGCGGAACAGCAGCTTGCACGCGAAAGGAAAAAGCGGGCAGACCCGATGATGGAGGCGGCCCGGGCAGCGAGAGCGACCGGAAAAGACTTCGACAGTCAGGGAGAATATGAGTTCTACATCGGAACCGTGGCACCGAAGGTGGCAAAGGGAGAAATTGTGGAATGGGAGGCCCACCCGTGCTTTCCGCTCTTCCCTGCGGGGGAGTACGGGGAAATGAAGCTGCGCCCGGTACGATACACTGCGGACTTCCGGCTGGTATACGCGGACGGGGCCGTGGAGATTGTGGAAGTCAAGAGCAAATTCGTCCGGCGGATGCAGCGGGACTATGCTGTGCGGCGGCGGGTGTTTCTGGAGATGGTGGCACGGCCCGCCGGGTGGAAATTCACCGAGATCATCACGGCGGACAGCGCCGAGGAGGTAAAACGATGGCGGGAGCTGGCGCAGAAGGGAGGAACGCCATGACAACGGGAAATAGGCAGAGATGCGTCCTGTGCGAGAGGCACCAGAGGCTGGAGACCGTGGACGGAACGGCGTTCTGGATGGAATACGACGAGGCGGAGCGCCCGCGCCTGTGCATGGATAGCAGGAGCCGTGGCGGCGGCCTGAATGTGCTGTGCGTCAGGTTCTGCCCGATCTGCGGGAGGGCGTGTGAAATCATCATAGAAGAGGAGGATAAAAATGGGCAGAAAGCGGAATATACCGATGCACTTCAAACGGAACGCGGCGGTACAGGCGCAGAAGAAATTTCTGGCAGACAAGATGCCGCAGAGTGAGCGGGTACAGAAAAACCGGGAAGCGGCGGGCCATGTAATCTCCATGTGCTTCATGTCGGCACTGAACGAGAGGTACGGTATCGGAGAGGAGCGCCTGGGCCGCCTGGTGGATGCCGCAAACGCGGAATTGGAACGGTTTGACATAAACAAGCGCGGCGTGGGGATGGAGCGGGCAAAAAAGAAGCTAACCGAGGAGCTGGGAGACCTGCTGCCGGGTGGGTTCATACTGCCTGCAACAAAAACGCCAAAAAAGAGCAGGGACTGGGCCATGCTGGGGGAACAACGGGAAGCGGCGGAGATCGTGGTCAAGTGCTACGCGCTGGCGGCCCATAAGGCGCTGTCATTCGGCCCGGAGCGTATACGGGAGACGGTAAAGGCTACGGAAGCCACGTTCAGGAAATTTGGAGAGTGGGCCGAAAGTGGAGACTACTACGGGTACGCCTTGCTGGCAAGGGAGATGGAGCGGATCTTCCATGCGCAGGTGGAGGTGGACGACAGTGAGGCCGTAGAGCCGATTTTCGGGAAAACCCTGGACTGACAGAGACAGAGCAACGGAAGAATTGGGAGGTGACTGGATGCGGTTCGAGAATGTAAAACAAATTGCCCTGTACTACAAAGAGATCCCGGAAATGCTCCACCTGCTGCGCCAAGAGCGGAAGGATCTGGAGGAAGAATATAACTGCTTGCGTGGTACAGAAAACGACGGTATGCCGCGCGGGTCGTCCCCTGGGAAGCCGACGGAATCACTGGGACTGCTGGCAGCGGAGGCGGGCATCGGAAAACGCCTGAACGAGATCAAGGGACAAGAACGGATACTTTTGGACGACGAGGCCAGAATCAGGGGGTGCCTGGACGCGCTGAACGGTAGGTACAAACAGGTGATATTGCTGCGCTATGTATGTGGGTACAGCTGGGCAAAAACAGGAATGAAAATCCACGCGCCGGACAGTACGGCCAGAAATTGGCACGACAAAGCCATGGAACGCTTCGGTGAGGTACTGGAAGAGCTGCCGGGGGCGGGAGAGCTTGCGGCCCGCGCCTCGCGCGCGCGTACATAATATGCGCCAGAAATAAATGGGGCGGTTTTACGACCGGTGGAGAGGGTGCAGGTGGCGTGGCAGGAGAGGCGGTGGAGACCGCGAAAACCTGCACAGAAACGGGCATAAAAGAAGCGTTTGAAAAGAGACAGTACACGCGATGCGCAGGGTTTTCCACAAAGCGGGAAAACCTTGTGGAAAAACAATTTGCGAATGGAGGAAAGGCGTGGCGCTATGGAGGAGCCTGGAGGCGACAGGAAAAACAGGCTGCGAAGGTTGCGCAAGATCGGCGGGAGCCTGTACATAGACGCGAGAAAATGAGAAAACCCCGGCGGCCTGTTTAATCACGGGCTGCCGGGGGTTTTATCGCGGTATTTACGGGAACAATAACGCTTTTGCTGGATTCAATCACGCTCGGGCGGGGTTTGTTCTGCATCGGGAAGTTCAAGGGGTCTCCCCTCCCCTGCCATGCGCTGGGCGCAGGCTTGCAGAACATAGCCCTGCACACTTTGCCCGGCGGCCTTTGCAGCGGCCCGGATGGCCGCGCCGATGGGCTTTTTGGGGCGCAGGCTGATATAATCGCAGGTAGCGTTGTAGCGGTCAAGGCTTTGGCGTTTTTTATCCGAAACAGCCATTGTCAATCCTCCTTTTCGTGAAGTGGGTCGGGGTAGTCGGTGAGATCCAACAGGTTGATGGTGGGCGGCGGCGGGGTCATGGCGTGGTATCTGCCGTTCTCATAGTGGAGATCGGTCACACCGTCGTACCATGTTATGTCGCCGTGTTTGGCCTGGGCGGCCTCCATGCGTTGCTGGGCCTGCTGCTCGGTGAGGCCGTCAAAATAAAGGCGCTGGCCGTCGGCAAACTGGGCCACCAGGCGAAACGCGGGGTAAACTTTAGGTGTTGTGTCCATGGGTGCCTCCTTGTGCTCTCTTGTCGAATTATACCACGAAACGGTGCAAACAAAAAGGGGTCAATCTGCCGAAGCGAAAAGCGTGCTAAACATGGACTGTTCAAAACTGCGCCGCTTGTACTCTTCGGAACGGTCAAGGCAAACAGCGCCGGTATCGCCGGGGGTGATGATGCAGCCGCCTTTCCAGATATACATAGCGTTTACGATGATGTCCAGGGTCTCATAATCGCATTGGGCGAGGTCGTGAGGGGTGTTCTGGGAACGGGAACCGGAGTTAAACAGGCTGTGTGCGGCCCGGAGTGCGGCGTGCTGGCTGTCGGACAGGTCGAGGCGGCGGGCGGTGGAAAAAATCGTGGAAAAACTGATGCCGTCAGGGCCGATCTTACGGCCCGCGAGATTGCAAAGAACCGGGTCGGCGGAAAGGATGTAGAGGGCGGCCATATAGCCGCCGTCCTGCTGGCGGGCGGGAGAGGAGGCGGAGGCCAAGCGCATAAGTTCACAGTAGCGGGCGTGATGGTTTTTGTGGTCGATCATTGAAATACCTCCTTGTCAGTTGTGGGGATAGTAGGCCACAACTTCGCCGGTGATGCTGTCGTGGCTGCTGATGATGGAAAAGCCGTACTTGTCCAGATCCTCGCGCGCGGATTGGAGAACGGCGGCCACATACTCCAGGCCGCGCTGGGCGTACCGGTCGGGCTTTGTGTACCGCTGGCGGAAGTCCTCGATGCTGGAGGCGGAAACGCGGTATTTCTTGAAAACGTCGTACAGGTTCTTCATGCGGAAATCTCCTTTCGTTTTGTGCCGTGTGGCTGGGATCGGGTCGCTTTGTCCGGTGCGGCCCGCGAAGGTGTCCGGGTATCATTTTCGTGGGGTAACGAAAATGGTTGTTGGCTCCACAACCTGCTGCATAATAAAACGCGGAATTGTGAGGAGTAATATGGGAACTGTAACACAAAGTCGGATTTTGCTTTTTGTATGGCGGCCTCTTCGCTTTCTGCAAAAACTTCACACACAAACTGCTTGTAAGTAATACATTCCGATATTGCTACGCGGTATTTATTCATTTGGAACCTCCAAGGAGAGGGCACGGCGGGCGGCCCGCTCGGCGTTGTCGGTGAGCTGGCGCTGCCATGCGCCATTGCGGGGAGACCACCGGAAGCCGTTTTGCTTCAGGGCCTGCCGGGTGTCGTCGTCGGGCTTGCCGTCGAAGATGATTTGTAGACGGTTCTGCTCGGCGTTGCGGACGATCTGGAAGCCGTCGTGCTCCTCGGCGGCGGCGGGGTTGGCCTGCTGGGCCTGGAGCCGTTCAAGCTCCGCGATTCGGGCCTGCACCCGCTTAATCTTGCCGCGCAGGCTGGCAAGGTGAAAATCAGGCATGGGGCACTGTGCGAAAGCCGGGGCGCTGGCGATTGCTGCGTCGTTTTGGGCGGCGATGTCGTCGCTCATGCCGGGAAAGCCCTTCATGGTCTTGTGCTTGCGGTAATGAGCGTTCATGGCCTTGCCCTCGTCCAGCTGGCCTTGCAGGCGCTGGAGCTGGTCGGTGAGCATTTCCCGGGCGTAAGGGTCGGCCAGGTCAACCGGGCCGGAGCCGGTGCTTTTGATTTTGTCCAAGATGGCCTCGATAGTCTTGTACTCCTGCCACAAGCTGTCCTCCCGGGCGTTCTGGCGGTTCTTCTTCTTCACGGGGAAGTTGGAGCCGCCGGCAACCAACACGCTGGGGCAGCTGGATCCGTTGCGGTTGTAGTCGTTTGTCCACTGGGCCAGGCGGCGGGCGTAACGGTCAAGAAGCGCGTCCAGCTTGTCGTGGTAGTAGGGGCTGGTGGCTGCCTTGCACCGCTCCACCAGGGCGGCGGCCTTGTCCACGGCGGCCCGGTATTCGTTGGTGGCGCGGTTTTCGGGGTAGTCGCGCATGGACATCATCTCGTGCGCCCGGCGGGCCATGTTCTCGTCGATGTGGTAATACTTCATGCGGGGCGCGGCCTCGTCGGCCTGCTCCTGGGGGTGGGGTTCGGCGCTGGAGGATGCGTCAATGATGGCATCAAGATCCGCGCTTAACAGGTTCAGTTGTTCGTGCATGGTGTTTCCTCCTTGTGTGGTTTTGGGTTGTAGCCCATGAGCGCCCCCGCCTTGATGGAGCGGGGCCGGGCTTGCACCGGCGGCGCGTTATGCGTCGGCCTTGCGGGCGGGGGCATAGACGCTGTAATCGAGAGGTGCGCCGCATTGAGGGCAGGTGTCCGGCATATCGCCGTTGTCGTCGCACCAAAGAGGAGAACAGCACACGCCGCACCTTACATTCCCGTGCCGATCCTCATAAACGACGGCTTTCCCGTTTTTCCACTCGATCATAGAAATTTCCTCCTGTTTTGTGTTGTGGCCCCGTCGGGCTGGGATCGGGTCGCTTTGTCCGGTGCGGCCCGCGAAGGTGTCCGGGTGGTGGTCAATCGAGGCAGGTTTCGTAGCTGATGCGATATTGCTCTTTCAGCTTGTCATAGGCCCGGCGGGTGACGGTGTATGTGTTGCGCTGCTCGTCGTAGGTGATACCGCGCCCGCGGAGCCGGGGGAGATCATCGCGGAGCGGGCGGAGAAAATAATGCTTGCCGTAGTAGGAAAGATCGGCGGAGAAGTCGCAGCCGGTGGGAGCCTGTTGCATTTCGTAGCAGTAGGAATATTCGCCGGGAGTTTCTGCGTGAACGGCGGGGGTCTTTGCAGCCTCCAGAGCCTCGTAATCGGGGGCGTAGCCGTGAAGCTCGCCGGTGTCTGCGTCAAAGCTGGCGGCGCACATATCCGGGATAAAAAGCGTCGTCTGCTCGTTGATTGGCTGGGCGTAGCCTCCGGGAACTTTGGAGAAGGTGCCGGGGATCAATCGTTTTGTTGCTGCCATGGTAAAAACCTCCTGTTTTGTGTTGTGGGGTGGAACCCATGAGCGCCCCCGCCTTGATGGAGCGGGGCCGGGCTTGCACCGGCGGCGCGTTGTGCGTCGGCCTTGCGGGTCAGTAGAGGATGAAAACGCGGGTGCCGTCTGGAGTTATGCCGTAAAGCGCACCGCCGATGGATTGGGCGGCCTTTAGGGCCTGCTCAAAGATCGGGGTTTTGCCGAAGTATTTGCCGTTGGCCTGCGGGTGATCGGAGGGGTAATGGATTTCAAAGCCGATATATTTTTCTTGCATGGTCATTGTGAAAACCTCCTGTTTGGTGTTGTGGCCTGCCATCATCAGCGCCGGGCGGCCATTCCCGGCGGACGGCCACGGCGGGCCGTTTCGGCTGTTGTTATGCGACGCGGACATAAAAGGCGGATTTCTTGCCACTCCACTTTGCGCCCGCCGCCTTGATTTCGTCGGCGTGTTTCTCCGTGTCGCCGGAAAGCCAGACGACGGGGGCCGTTGTGTGTGCGCCCTTGATGGTGGCTGTTACTCCGTCCATGTTGGCGAAACGCTCGGCGATGATCTCGGCGGCGCTCTTTACGCTGTCGGGTGCGGGCTGGATCTCGTCGCCGGTCTCGTTTTGGCTGTCGCTGTTGTGCTCGGCGGCGGTGCGCAGGGCCTCCAGCTCGTCGGCCTGCTGCTGCAAGCGTTCTGCGAGAGCGGCGGCCCCGGTCTCGGCCTGGTTCAGCTTGTCTTGCAGGCGGGCAATCTCGGCCCGGAGCTGTTCGGTCTCGTTGGTTGTGTCCTCGGCGGTCTGGGTGAAATACGCCTTGACGGCGCGGGTTGCTTTGTCGTCGGGCCGGACGGGGAGAACCAGGGCAAAGGGTTCGCCGTTGGAGTAGGCGACGGCGGCGGCGGTGGGGCCAGGGGCGCGGAGTGTGAAACCGGGGCACAAAGCGGAGATATACCGCGTGTCGTAAAGGGCCACGAAGTCCTTTTCGGCGTTGTAGTAGGCGGCGGCGCTGCGCTTCTTGTCGAGAGTGAGAACCAGGGGACAACGGGCCATGTTGCCGGTGTCCTCGGCAGCCTTGACAGCATCGTGGAAAGCCTTTATCAGGTCAAAGGCTTTTTCGTCGCGTTTCTCGCCGTTCTGGATGAAGTAGTTGCCAGCCTCGCAGCAGGTGACGGGCTGAACAATGGCGGCGTATTCGTGAGGAGCCATCTTGTAGGCGGTGTAGCCGTTGGTGACGTAGATTTCCCCGTCGTCGGTGGTGCGGCAGAAAAGCCGCTCGGAACCTTTCAGGGCCTTGGATGCGTCGAGAGTGAAAGAACCGGTAAACTTTTTCATGCTGATAACCTCCAGATGGTGTGTTTTTTTGGTGGCCCTGTCGGGCTGGGATCGGGTCGCTTTGTCCGGTGCGGCCCGCGAAGGTGTCCGGGGTGCGGTAGTCAACGCTTGGATTTCTCCACCTGGAGCGCGTGGAACAAGTGGGATTTTGCCATGTAGAAATGGGGGTCAACCTCGGGGGCTTCCTCCCCAGCGGCGGCGGCAGCCTCGCGGGCAGCTTTGCCGGGCTTGTCGGTGTACTTCCAGAGCTGGCAAACCAGAGCGGCGTGCTGGCCCTTCTTCACGCTGTACCCCATGCGCTTCCATTCGGCGAACGTGTGGAAAGTCTCGGCGGCCAGGGTGGCGTAAAAAATGCCCTCGGGGGTCTCGTCGCTGCCCTCGGCAACGGTGATTTTGATAGCAGCCCGGCGGGCGTTGATTTGCTCGGGCGTGAAGGTGGCGTGTACCAGCTCGGAAAGCTGGGCGGCGGAGAAGCTGGCGCGGACGGTCTCATAGATAATCTCGTTGTTAGTCATGGCGGTTTTCCTTTCTGGCCTGTCGGCCTATCGTGATTTGTTTTGGCGGCACTGTTGCGTTCCGTTCGGTGTGCTTTGAGTTTAGCACTGTTGCGTTCCGCCGTCAAGGGGTTTTTGCAAAATTTTTTCGGCGGCTGGACGTTCCCCCATAGGGGGAAATTTTTTTGAACGACACCGACGCGGTTGCCTTTCACTGGCGGTGGTGATAAAATAAACCCAGGCGCGGGCGGCGGCTTTTGCAGTCGCCCGGCCCGGGCAGCACCACGGCGGCGAAACTCGCCGGGATGCGCCGGAGAGAAACGCCGGGGGAAGGTCGTGGAGGACGCGCCCCCGGCGCTTTTATTTGCCGTTCAACAGGTCACGGAGACGCTGGCAAAACTCGTCAAGGTCTTTACACTCGCTGGCGAGTAGCAAAAGCCGGAGCCGCTCGGCCTCCCGGGTCTGTTGCACAAGCAATTCGCTTGCGGTCGGCGTGGTCATGTTCACCTCCCCTTTCCTGGTCGCCGTGGCCTTGCGGCCTGCGGCGGTTCGCTGGGCGGTGGCCGTGTGGCCTCCGCTTGCCTCGGATGATACCGGCATTTTTTCGGGCCGTCAATGGGGCCAAAAACGCTCCCCAATTCCCCCGTAGGGGGGAATGTGGGGAGATTTTTTTGCACAAATTTTCGGGGGGATTTTCTGTGCAAAATGCTGTGCATGGGGGGATCATAGGGGGGCATATACGGCAAGCCATCAGGATACCAGACCGGGCGCGAAAACTAATCCCGGCGGCCCGGCGGGATAGGCGCGGCGGCGCAGACAAAGCGGGCCGGGCAGAAGATCGGCAGCGCAGACAAAGCAGGCCGGGCGGAAGATCGGCAGGGGGAGCACCGGTGCGCCAGATCGGCGGCGGGCGTGAGGCGTGGCATCGCACCCGTGCGCGAGGGGCTGACCGACTGCATCAGCCAAAGCGGGAAGGACTGACGGCCAAAGCACAAAGCCGAGCAGGCAGGCCAGGGCGCAAGATAAACCAGGGCCAGCAACTACCCACACAAGCAAAGCACCCACAAGCCAGCCCCGCCAGCCCACACCACAAGCCAGCCCCGCCAGCCCACACCACAAGCCGAACACCACAAGCTAGCCAACAAGCAAGGCTAACAAGCAAAGCGGCAAAGATCAAACTAAACGCGCCCGCGCCCGCGACGCACCAACGCGCCCGCGCGAAATTACAAAACGCGCCCGCGCGCGGGTCCTCCTAACGCGCGCGCACACATCTGCGGGTTCGAAAGCGCAAAATTTTTTTAGGTAAGGGGTCAAAAAATCGCTTCCCTGGAGCCGGGATCGGGTCTGGGAGGGGGGTAAAAAATGCGACAAAGGACACAAAAAAGCCGCCCGGGGCTTGAAAAGCTGGGCGGAAATCATGAGGCCGGAAAAATGCGGGACGGAAAATGTGGATTAAGAAGGGCGAGGCGACGGCGTAGCGGACAAAAACAAAAAGGGGCTGTTGCTCCACTTTCGTTTTGCAACAGCCCCTGGGCACTATTCACTGCTGGTTGTAAGCCATTCCATAGAAACGCCAAGGACGCGGGAGAAGATTACAAGTTCAAAATCGGCTACAAGGCGCTTGCCAGTTTCGATCCGGCTAATCGCCATTTGACCAAGCTGTAAGCCGTTGAGCTGCATCTTGATGGCAAGCTGCTCCTGCGTGATACCTGCGTCTATACGCCACTGGCGGATGCGCTCGCCGGATATGTTGCATCTGCTGTTGTCAATTGTGTATAGCCGCACCATTTCACCCCCGTTTAATCATCTTTCGCATATTGACGATACCACCATAATTAGATATATTTATAAAAAAGATGATTACGCAGAAATTTAATTTTTGAAGGGAGCAGAACGAACCATGAGAAACAGAAGATGGAGGAACTGGGCAAGCCTGATGGCAGCAACCGTCTTGTGTGTGGCGTTGGCTGGGTGTGGAGCAAAATTTGAAAATCCGGCAGACGTTCCAATGGGTAGCGACGAATGGCAAACAAAGACGGCGGAGGAAGTAGTTGGCGCTTTTGAAGAAGCCGGATTTACAAATATCCAGGAGGATAAAAAAGAGACAAGTTCAGCCGAAGATGTAGGGAAGGTAACAAAGGTTGCGGTAGATGGGACAAACCTTTTCAGAAAGGGAGATAGGCATGAAAGCAGCGATACTGTGGAGATCACATATTATGTAATGAAACAATTTGAAGTGGAAATGATGGTAGAAGTATCGGGAGACGCGGGACTTCCGACATTTGAAATTGACACAAATCTGCCGAACGGAACTGTACTGGAAATTACATTGGAGAACGACACGGGATATTCAGAGGAACAGACGACGAAGGTGAAGGACGGAAAAGCAATCAGCAGTATGTTTTGGGACAACGGGAACTACTTGGAAGGAAGTTATAGACTGTCCGTTGTCATGGAGCCGAGAGACCAGAACTCGAGCGTAAGGTATGAGCTTGGGGAAAATGGAGAGACGCTGACTGGAACATTGGTGCGGACGGACGAAGAAAGCGGACGGAAATATCTGCGTCTGGAGGACGGCTACACGTCGGACTATCAAGCGACGGAAAAGATCGGAGAGGATGAAGTTGTCGCACTTCTGGAGCTGGCGGCAGCAGGAGGATTTGGAGAAAACTATAATGTGAGCGTAGATGGGAACACGTTCATTGTGAATGTATGGCAGGATGGAACAGCAGCGACGGCAGCACTGGCGGCACAGGGGGTGCCAACAGCTGTCGAGCAGTGGTACGCGCTTGTGGATTCGGCTTGTACAGCGTCGGAAGGGTTACAGGCGGCTTTGACAAGTGCAGGATATGGAGACTGCATCGCCGTTTTGCAGGTACTGAATGACCAAAACACAGAGAACGCCCTGTTGACAACCTGCATGGGAGCGGCGACATACAACTGCGTGGAATAAAAATTTTTCAAAGTTAGCAACTTTCGCAGGTTTTTCGTGGTAAAATCATAACGTGGAAAAAAGCCCGTGGCGGAAACGCTGCGGGCTTTGCCATTGGTGGCCCTGGCTTTCGCTGCAAAATCCAATGCTCCCGCACGGGGTGAACGCTGGGAAAAGGACGGGGCGCTGATAATACTTGGAGGTGCGAAATGCCGAAGCGGAGCGAAAAGCGCGACACCGCCAAGGCTGAATATGTCGCCCGGAAAAGCAGGGGCGAAGAAGTAAGCCTGCGGGAGCTGGCGCAAGAGCTGGGGGCGAGCTATCAAACCCTGCGAAATTGGAAAGCGGCGGACAGGTGGGACGAGGCGCTGCCAAAAAAGAAACGAGGCGGGCAGCCGGGAAACCGGAACAGTGCCGGGAAGAAAAACGCAGCCGGGAGCCATCCGGGCGCACCGGTCGGAAATAAAAACGCAGAAAAAGACGGAGCTTACAGCGCCGTCTTTTTTGATATGCTCACCGAGGAAGAAAAAAGCCTGGTGGAGCAAACACCGCTGGGGAGCCGCGAAGCACTGGAGCATGAGATGAAGATCCTGAAATACAGGGAGCACAAGATCCTGTCCAAAATCTCGGAGTACGAAAAAGCCCCGGCGGACAGCTTGTATCTCAACAATCTGCTGGATATGCGTGTTCCGGCTGGCCGAGGGGACAAGAAAAAAGACGGGGCTGTTCAGAACATGGGAATGTATAGCCAGGACAGCGCGTTTAGCCGGATGCTGAAATTGCAGGAGGCGCTTTACAAAGTACAGGGCCGCATCGCAAAAATCGCAGACAGCCTGCGGGCCATGGAGGAGAGCGAGCGACGGATGGAGCTGGAGCGGGAGCGACTGGCGCTACTGCGGATGCGGGCGACCGGCGCGGTAGATGTGCCTGACCCGGAGGAAGGAGAAGAGGAAACATGACGCTCTACACAAGCAAGGTGGTGGCCCAATGGCTGTGCCTGACAGAACGACGGGTGCGGCAGCTGCGGGACGAGGGCGTGATCGTAGAGGCAAGGCCGGGCCTATACGAACTCCAGCCGACGGTGGCGCGGTACATTACATACATCGGAGGCGCAGGGAAAGAGACGCTGACCAACGAGAGAACCATGCTGACGCGGGAAAAGAGAAAGGCAGCGGAACTGGAAAATGAGCTGCGCCGGGGAGAAGTACACCGGACGGAGGACATCGAGCGGGGCATCAAGACCATGTTCCTGAATATCAGAAGCAGGTTCCTTGCCCTGCCCGCCAAGCTGTCGCCGACGCTGGCGACACTGGGGAATGACCAGACGGCAATATTTGACGAGTTGAAAGGGGCCATCGACGAAATACTGGAGGAAATGAGCGACTACCGCGTGGCCTTTCAGGAAAAGGACGGGGAGAGCGATGGGGAAAAAGAATAAGCATCCGTGCAAAGGGTGCGTATGGAAAATACAGATCAGCGAGAGCAAGGCGCTATGCCCGTTCCCCAAGTGCGTAAGGGGAGAATATGCGAGGCTGTGGCCCAGACGCGGAGAGAAAAAGCATGAAGAAAGCAAAGATCATTGAGCTGCCGAAGGCAACGATGGATTTGCTGGCAAGGTGTGCGGCGGTGCTGAAACCGCCGCCGGAGCTGACACTTTCGCAGTGGGCAGACCGATACCGGGTACTGTCGGCGGAGAGCAGCGCAGAGCCGGGGAGATGGCACACGGACAAAGCACCATACCAGAGGGAGATCATGGATGCCATCGGAGATCCGCATATCCGAAAGGTAGTCATTATGTCCGCCGCACAGATAGGAAAAACGGACGCTTTCATTCTGAACCCGCTGGGGTATTACATGGACTACGCCCCCGCGCCGATCCTGGTGATGCAGCCGACCTTGGACATGGGACAGACATTTTCCAAAGACCGGCTTGCCCCGATGATACGGGACACACCGGAACTGCGGGACAAGGTGGATGTGAAAAGCCGGTACAGCGGGAACACCATCATGAAGAAGAACTTCCCAGGCGGGCACATCACCATCGTGGGCGCGAACAGCGCCACGGGCCTTGCCAGCCGCCCGATCAAGGTGCTGCTGGCGGACGAGGTGGACAGATACCCGCCCAGCGCGGGGACAGAAGGAGACCCTTTGAGCCTGGCGCAGAAAAGACAGACGACATTCTGGGACAAGAAAACGGTGATCGTTTCCACACCGGTGCTGAAAGGACACAGCCGCATTGAAACGGAATTCAACCAGAGCACGCGGGAAGAGTGGAATGTGCCGTGCCCGGACTGTGGGCATTACCAACCGCTGGTGTGGGCGAATGTGATCTTCGATAAAGAAAACCCGCAGGCGGAAGTGCTGTACAGGTGCGAGCGGTGCGGAGGCGTAAACGGGGAATACCGGTGGAAGCAGGCATCCAGAAACGGAAGGTTTGTGCCGGAGAATCCGGGGGCAGAGGCCAGGGGGTTTCATCTGAACACGCTGGCCTCCACATTCTGCTCATGGAAGGAGATCGTGCAAAAGTTCCTGGTGGCAAAAGAACAGCTTGACCAGGGGAACCCAGAGGGAATGAAGGTCTGGGTGAACACGGAGCTGGGAGAGACCTGGGAAGAGCGGGGCGAGCAGGTGGAGGACGAGGCCCTCTACAACCGGCGAGAGCTGTATGAGGCAGAGGTGCCGGACGATGTTCTGGTGCTCACGGCTGGTGTCGATGTGCAGGACGACCGATTTGAGGTGGAAGTCGTGGGCTGGGGAATCGGCAAGGAGAGTTGGGGAATCCGATACCAGAAAATATACGGCGATCTGCTCAAAGAACAGGTGTGGGCAGATCTGGATGCTTTTCTGCTGGCAGGATTTCGGAAGAAAGATGGCACGGCGCTGTACATAATCAGCACCTGCATGGACAGCGGCGGACACCACCCAGACCAGGTGCTGCGATTCTGCCGGGACAGATGGGAGCGGAAGGTGTGGGCCATCAAGGGCAAGGGAGGAAGCGATGTGCCGTACATACGCAATCCGTCCACCAACAACCGTGTGAAAGCGCCGCTATTTACCATCGGCGTGGACGCGGGCAAGGCGATACTGTATCAGAGACTGCGGCGCGAATCGAAGGGGCCGAACTATTGCCATTTTCCGATGAACGAGGAAGCGGGATATGACGAGACATACTTCAAGGGTCTCGCCTCGGAGAAGATGGTGGTGCGATTCAGAAAGGGCAGGCCGGTGGTCATGTGGGAACTGAAAGACAGCAAGCACAAGAGAAACGAGCCGCTTGACCTGCGGAATTACGCCACGGCTGCGCTGGAGATTGCAAACCCGGTGCTTCAAGTGACCGAGGGCGCACCGCAGCCGAGAAAGCGCCCGGCGGGCCGACGGGTCGTGCGAGGGGGAGGTATCTAATTTTATGGCGGTGTTTACAAAAGAGCTGTGCAACAAGAAGCTGAACACCTGGCTGGCGGCGGAGGAAGCCGTGGCAACGGGACAAAGCTATCAGATCGGGAACCGGATGCTGACACGGGCAGACCTGAAACAAATCCGGGAGCAGATGGAGTATTGGGCCGGGAAGCTGGCCCAGGCGGAAGCCGAGGAAAAAAGCGGTGGCAGAAACCGAGCATACCGGGCTGTCATCCGTGATGTGTGAGGAGGGCGAGAATGGCAAAACCGAATATTCTTGACAGAGCGGTTGCGGCTGTCGCGCCTGTTCATGCGGCAAAGCGGGCGGCGGCCAGGGCTGCTTTGTCAGTTATCAACAGTGGTTACGGGAACTACGGTGCGAACCAGACCAAGAAGAGCATGAGGGGCTGGATGTACCACGGCGGCAGCGCCAAGGAGGACATCGAGGACAACCTGGATGTGCTGCGACAGAGAAGCCGGGACGCATACATGGGCATTCCGACAGCGGCGGCGGCCCTGAAAACCATGCGCACCAACGTGGTGGCGAGCGGACTGATCCCGTCACCGCAGATTGACGGGGAATACCTGGGACTAACGCAGGAGCAGACGGAAGAGCTGCAAGGGCAGATCACGCGGGAGTTCTCCCTGTGGGCGGACACGCCGATGTGCGACGCGGAGCGGGTAGATAATTTCTACAAGCTCCAGCAGCTGGCGTTTTTGTCCTACCTGATGAACGGGGATGCGGTGGCACTGCTTCCGGTGAAGAAGATGGTAGGGCAGCCATATAATCTGCGCGTCCGGTTGATCGAGGGCGACCGGGTGTGCTCGCCGGACGGATTCGACCGGCTGGCCCCGTGCGTGGTGCAGGGCCACAAAGTGCACAACATCGTGCAGGGCGTGGAGACAGACCGGGATGGAATGGTAATCGCCTACTGGGTGTGCAACCGGCATCCGCTGGGCAGCAACAGCGCCGTGGACGCGGAGGGGATCACCTGGACGCGGGTGGAGGCATACGGAAAAAACACCGGGCGCAGGAATGTGCTTCATGTGATGAACCGGGAGCGGGTGGGCCAGCGGCGCGGAGTTCCAATCCTTGCCCCGGTGCTGGAGAGCCTGAAACAGCTGGGCCGGTATACGGATGCGGAGATCACGGCGGCGGTTATCTCGGCGATGTTCACTGTGTTCATAAAGTCCCAAAGCCCGAATGACGGACGGCCATTTGGAGAGATGATACCGGCATCGGAGCTGATCGACACGCAAGATCAGACGAGCATTGAGCTGGGGCCTGGGGCAATTATTGATCTAAACCCAGGAGAAGAGCCGGTATTCGCTGACCCGAAACATCCGACATCCGGGTATGACACATTTACCAACGCCATGATAAAGCTGATCGGCGCGGCGCTGGAGATTCCGCCGGAGGTCATGCTCAAACAGTTCACCACCAGTTACTCTGCCGCGAGGGGAGCGCTGAATGAGTTCTGGCGTGTGTGCAGTATGCAACGGGACTGGTTCGCGGATGATTTCTGCCAACCGGTGTATGAGGAGTGGTTTGCCGAGGCTGTGGCCCGGGGGCGTATCAAAGCGCCGGGCTTTTTTACAGATCCGGCACGGAGAAAGGCATACACGGGATGTGCATGGAACGGCCCGGCCAGAACAAACTTGAACCCGGTGCAGGAAGTGGAGGCGGCCATCAAACGGGTGGATGCCTGTTTCAGTACAGCCCAGGAGGAGACCGCTCAAATGACCGGCGGAGACTACAACCGCAATATCCGGCAGAGGGCCATGGAGGCAAAGCGAAAGCGGGAGGTGGAGGAGATCACCAATCCGCAAGCGGGGCAGGCACCGCCGGTGGGCGAATGAGGAGGAGAGGAAATGCCCGACAATAAAAAATTCTGGCAGTTCAGAAACTCGGCGGATAACACCGTGGAGCTGCTGCTTTACGGAGACATCTCGCAGACAAGCTGGTGGGGGGACGAGGTAACCCCGAGGCAGTTCGCCGACGAGCTGGCCGGACTGGGGCCGCTGGACAAAATCGTGGTACGCATCAACAGCGGTGGCGGTGATGTGTTCGCGGCCCAGGCAATCGGAAACCAGCTGGAGCAGCACCCGGCGGAGGTGACGGCGAAGATCGACGGACTGTGCGCCAGCGCGGCCACTATTGTGGCCTGCCACTGTAACCGGGTGATCGCGGCCAACGACACCACTTACATGGTGCATCCTGTGCGCATTGGTGCATACGGCTACTATGACGCAGAGGAACTGCGAAAATACATCGAGGCCCTGGCGGCCATCAAGGAGAGCATTGTGGGACTGTACGCCAAAAAGACCGGGCGGGACAGGGACGAGGTGACCGGCTGGATGGACGCGACGAGCTGGTGGACTGCGGCCACGGCGAAAGAAAACGGCTTTGTGGACGAGCTGGTGGACGAAGAGGACACCGTGGTGGAGAACCGGGGCGGGGTGCTGTTCGTCAACAGCATCAACACGGGACTGCCGTTCAACAAGGCCCCCAACTTTGTACAGAGCAGCAAGGCAGCGCCAGCCGCCGCCGGAGGCTTTGTAAATAAAAACAGCCATAAGGAGGAAAACAACATGGCGAGCGAAATCAAGACCGTGGATGACCTGCGCAGGGAATACCCCGCGCTGGTCAACGAAATCGAGGAGGCGGCGGCGCAGGAAGCCAGAAACGCGGAGCGCCAGCGCATCCAGGACATCGAGGAAATGTGCCTGCCTGGCAGTGAGAACTTGACCAATGAGGCGAAGTTCACCAAGCCCATGAGCGCGGCGGACTACGCCAAGGCGGTGGTCAAGAACGCCAAGAAGCAGGGCGACAAGTTCCTCGCCGGTATGGAGAAGGATGCCAACGACGGCGGCGTGAACGGCGTAGAGGCCAGCACCGGTGCCGCCGGTGGCGAGAAGAAGGACGAGTTCATGGACGCGCTCAAGGCCATGGGCGCAAAGAAATAAAAGGAGGACAAGATCATGGGTATGGATCTGGCAAAAAAGACCTTTTCCACCGAGCCTGATTACCTGATCGCGGGCGGTGCGGAAATCAACACCGCAGTCAAGGCAGCGTCCGTTGCTGTGCAGCGGGGCGCTGTGGTGAGGCTGGACGAGAGCGGGAAACTGGCCCTTTTGACAGTGAGTGGAGGCCCGGAGGAATACACCGTAGACACCACCGGTTTGTATGGTATCGCGGCTGACGACGCGCAGGCCGAAGAGGAAGTTGTGGTATACCTGACCGGCGCTTTTTTCAGCGATGCACTGGTGCTGCCCGAGAATGCCACTGTGGCGGATGTAGAGGTGCCCCTGCGCAATCTGGGCATCTTCGTGAAGTGAGGAGGAAAACAACATGGCGAATGAAGTGAATATTTACACCCCCCGATACCTGGCCGAGGCGGTGCGGCAGGCACCCCCGGTGCACACCTATTTCCGGGACACCTTTTTCACCAACATCAAGACCTTTGCCACCGAGCGGGTGGACATCGACCTGGTGAAGGGTGACCGACGCATGGCGGCCTTCGTTCACCCCCGCGCGGGCGGCAAGGTGCTGACTGCCAACGGCTACACCACCCAGAGCTATAAGCCGCCCCTGGTGAACCCCTACGACGTGACCACCGCAGACCAGCTTATGAACCGGCTGCCCGGAGAGGATATGTACAGCGGTATGACCCCGGCGCAGCGGGCCGCACAGAAGCTGATGGAGGAGTACGGCACCCTGAACGATGCCACCACCCGGCGCGAGGAGTGGATGGCCGTGCAGGCCATTGTTACCGGCCAGATCCCCATTGTGGGCGAGGGCGTGAACGAGATCATCGACTTCGGCTTCACCAACAATGTCACCCTGTCCGGCGAAAACAAGTGGGGTGGATCCAAGGCGGATATTCTGGGCAACCTGGGCGACTGGGTGGACAGGGTGCTTAACGGCGGCTTTGCAAATGTGGACACCCTTATCCTGGGCAAAGCGGCCAAGAAAGTGTTCCTCAACGATGCCAATGTGCAGAAGATGCTGGACAACCGGCGCATGAACATCGGCGAGATTGCCCCTCGCGACCTGCCCAACGGCGTGCGCTATCTGGGACACCTGACCGACCCCAGTCTGGAACTGTACAGCTACGGCGAAGTATACTACGACGACTGGACTGATCCTGATGCCCCGGAGACCAAGCCGCTGATCCCCGACAACGTGGTGGTGCTTATCAGCTCCAAGCCCAATTACATGATGGCCTATGGCCTGTGCACATACATCGACGACGCGAGCCAGGCATGGGTGACTGCGCAGACCGCACGACTGCTGCGCAGCTATGTGGAGCATCATCCCGACCGGCGCATGATCGAACTCCAGGCGCACCCGCTGCCCATTCCCGACAAGGTGGACAGCTGGCTGGTTGCCACCGTGTGCTGACAACCGATCCCCTGCTCGCAAAAGCGCGGGCGGGGGATTTTCTATGGAGGAAACACCATGGCACTGTTTGAGTTGAACCAGGAATATGGGCCAAAACCGGGAGAGGAATGGAAAACGCCGACCTTCAAGGACTGTGCGACGGCTGACCTGGAACTCACGTTCTTTGAGGAGGACGAGCACGCGGAATGGCACACGGTGGATGGGAATAAGGTTCTGGTCATTCTGGAAGATCACGGGCTGAAAGAACGTTCGGCGCATTGGGAGGCGGGAGCCAAACAAAACTTTGACACCGGCCTCTACACAGCATACACGGTGCTGTACATCCGCACGGAGGACTACGGCCCGAAGCCGAAGATCGGAAAGCATTTGGTGCTAGACAAGGGAGAAAAAACGCAGCGCACTTACAGCATATTGAGCTGCGAGGAAGAGGCAGGCGTTTACCGAATCTCCATGGAAAGGGTGCGGCAATGAGCAGGGTTACATACGACGCGGGAACCATGACCATCACCGTGGAGGGGATGGAGGATGTGGCGGAGGCGCTGGGGGATCTGAAAAGCAAGACCCCGGCGGCGGCCAAGGTTGCCATCAATGCCACGGCAAGAGAGGCCCGTAAACTGATGATCGCCAAGGCAAAGGCCAGGTATGCGGTAAATGCAGCAGGGCAAAGGCACCTGAAAGACCTGGTGCAGAGAAAAAAGGCGACCAACACCAGTTTGAGTGCAGAGCTGCATATCGCAAAAATGCGCAATGACCTGGGCTACTTCCAGCACAGACCGACGGAAAGTTTTTCCGGGCGCGATGTGCTGAACCGCGCACCAGCCCATGTGAAAGCCCGCGTGCTGAAATCTTCCTCCATGACCGCGCTGACCGGCGAGAAGGGAAATTTGAGCAAGGGATTCCTGGTGGAGTTCAAGAGCGGCCATGTGGGCATGGTGCAGAGAAAAATCGGTTCCAATTCCAGCCACAAAACCACGGAGCGAGGACACCCGCGCTGGACAACAAAGGACGGCAGAGTGGAAAAGCTGGTGACCATGGGAAGCCCATCCGCCGCAGGTATGCACAGTACAGTGTGGCCTCTTGTGGAGCCGGATGTGGTGGAATACCTGCAAGACAGACTGATGGAGCAGACCGAGCGGATCATTGAACGGGCGAAAGCAAAAAGGGGGTAAAGCGTGAAGGATTACATGAATGCGGTTGAGGCCGCAGGAATCGGGCGAACCCCACAGCTTTGCCAGGACGCGATGGTGGAGATGCTGGAGGAGCTGTTCGCCGGGAAAAAGTACAACGGGCAGGAAGGTCGAAAAGAGCTGAAAATCTTTAAGCAGGATCTGCCCGTGCCGGAGGACAACGACACAGACGCAGACACAGACGCGGCGGCGGCTCCCTACATTGTGGTGCGCATGATAGGCGGTCAGATCGAAAACGAAGATGGCCCGCAGAAGGTGGAGTTCTCGCTGATTGTGTGCGCCTATGACGAGGGCGTGGCGCGGGAAGGTTATCAGGATGTGGCGAACATCAAAGAGGACATCATTCAGCGGTTGTGCACCAGGCCGTACTTCGGAGGGTGTTTTACTGCGCTAAAACCGTTTGTGTGGGCCATGCAGAACGACGACACGCACCCCTATTACTTTGGGGCGTGCAACGTGACATGCACGGCACCGGCCATGACACAGGACACAGAATTGGAGGAACTGGTATGAACAAAAGGGATGAAAGCGTCCGGGTAGAAATGCCCGCCGTAACCGCAGCCAAAGCGGAGGAGACCGTGATGGCAGCAGAACAGACGGCGACCGGAGCGGAAAAGAAATCTGCAAAGGCGGTGGAAAAGTCTGGCACGAAGGAGCGCGGAAAAGTGGTGTACTGCGGCCCGACCGTGCGCGGAGTAGCCAAGCAGTACACAGTGTATGCGGGCGGGATGCCGCAGGAGCTGGAGGAGTTCATTCAGAAGCACCCGGCGGCTGCCGCATTGGTGGTTCCGGTGGATCGCTTCGCGCAGACAAGAAAGCGGATGGAAAACGCCGGTACGGCGGAAGCAATTCTTTACCGCAAGATCAAATCCGAACTGTAAGGAGGAAAGGAAACTATGGCTTATAAACATGGTGTTTATACCAGCGAGGTAGAAACCAGCCTGGTTGCCCCGGTAAACGGGACGGCTGGCCTCATTGTTGCCGTGGGAACCGCGCCGGTCAATATGCTGGCAAACCCCGCTGCGGCTGTGAACAAGCCTATGCTGGTAAACAACTACAAGGAGGCCGTGGAGGCAGTCGGCTATGTGGGAGACTTCGAGAAGTACACCCTGTGCGAGTGCATCAGCGCGGCGTTCAGCGTAGTGGGTGTAGCACCCATGGTGCTTATCAATGTGCTCGACCCGGAAAAGCACACCACCGACATTGAGGAAACCACGATCCAGGTCAACGATGGCGTGGCCAAGCTGGAGAAAGTGGGTGTACTGCTGAACGAGCTGGTGGTCAAGAAAGAAGCGGAGCCGCTGGAGGCTGGAACGGACTACACGACGGTGTGGAATACCGATGGCACCGTGAATATCGTGATTCTCTCTACCGGCGCTGGAAACGGAGCCACCCAGTTGACCGTAAGCGGAAAGACACTCGATCCATCGAAGGTGACCGCGGAGGACATCGTGGGCGGTGTGGATGTAAGCTCCGGGAAAGAGACGGGCATGGAGGTGATCCGGCAGGTGTACCCGATGCTGGGCATGACCCCGGGCATCCTGATTGCGCCCAGATACAGCATGGAGGCGACCGTAGCGGCGGCCCTGCAGGCGAAAACGAAGAGCATTAACAGTGTGTTCAGTGCTGTGTGCATCGTGGACATCAACTGCACGGAAGAAGGCGCGGAGCGGTACACTGATGTCAAGGCCACCAAGGAGGAACAGACGGTGAGCGACACCCACGCCTATGCGGTGTGGCTGTATGGAAAGGTAGGGGAAACAGTGTACAGCGGCTCCACACTGGCTGCTGCACTGACGGCGTACACTGACGCGGTTAACGACGACACTCCAAACGTCAGCCCCAGCAACAAGACCATCGCCATTTCTGCCGCCTGCCTGCCGGACGGAACCGAGGTTGTGCTCGACCAGGAGCAGGCAAACGTAGTCAACAGCTATGGTGTGGCAACCTGGCTGAATATGAACGGGTTCCGGCTGTGGGGTAACAACACTGCTGCCTATCCGGGCATCACCGACGCGAAAGATCGCTGGTTCAGCGTGCGCCGGTTCCTGTCCTGGGCGGCCAATTCTTTTATCCTTACCTACTTCCAGAAGGTGGACAGCCCAGCCAACAAGCGGCTGATCGAGGCAATCGTGGACAGCGAAAATGTGCGCGGCAACGGATTTGTGGCTCGCGGCGTATGCGCTCGGTATGAGACCATCTTCAACGAGGACGAGAATACCACCACCGACCTGCTGAACGGGAAGATCACTTTCCACCAGTACATCACCCCGTTCACCCCGGCGGAGGACATTGAGGACATCATCGAGTTTGACCCCAATGCCCTGGCCGAGGCGCTGGTCTGATAAGGGAGGGCGAATGACATGATTTCCAACAACTATATCCCGGAAAAAATCAACGACTACAACGCCTATCTGGACGGTACGAAGATGATCGGCGTTGCTGCCTCCGTGACCCTGCCGGAGGTAAACATGAAAACCAGCACTGTGGCTGGTGTCGGCGTGAACGGAGAACTGGACAGCCCCACCATCGGGCAGTTCGAGAGCATGGAGCAGGAGATTCAGTTCAACACCCTGTACAGCTCCGCGATGGATATGCTCTCCCCCTTGTCCACCGTGAACCTGACTTTCCGCGCCGCGCAGCAGGTGTACGACAAGACCGGAGGCTACAACTTCAAAGGACTGCGCGTGGTGGAGATGGGGCGCGTCAAGAGCTTCAACCCTGGCAAGATCGAGAAAGGAGAGGCCATGGAGGCCACCGTCAAGCTGGAGCTGACCTACATCATGGTGGAGGTTGACGGTGTTCAGCTGCTGGAAGTGGACAAGTTGAACGGGGTCTACAAGGTAAACGGGGTGGATATGCTGGCTGGCGTGAACAGCCTGATCTAATCTGAACAGAACGGCCCGCCCCGTAATATGGGCGGGCCGTGTTTTATTAAAACGACCGAGAGGAGATTTTGACATGGCAGAAGAACAGATTGTGAAAAAGGAAACTGCGAAGGTGCAGGAAGCTGGCCTGGAAGAAAAACAGGAGATCGTGGTCAAAATGGAAAAGCCCTATTTGTTTGAGGGCAAGGGATACAGCGAAATCGACCTGAACGGACTGCACAACCTGACCATCAAGGATGCCATCGAAACCCAGCGGCAACTCTTTGGCGAACAGGAGGTAGCGGCGGCTGTACTCTGCGAAACCACTACGGCATTTGCTCGGAGTATTGCGGCAAAGGCGACCGGCCTGCCCATCGAGTTCTTTAAGCTGGCCCCGCGCGGGATCATGAAGCGAGTTTCGGCGGCTGTGCGGGGATTCCTGAATGTGGACAGCAGCACGGAAAACCATGTGATGCGCCTGGAAAAGGTGAACTACTACAAGGGGAAAGGTTACCAGGAAATCGACCTGGGCGGGATCGCCGATTTGAACGCGATGAATGAAAGCGAGGCGGAAAACCGCATGGTGCGCGAGGGCTTTGTGGTGACGGAAAACAGCACCAACTACCTGTATGCCTGTGTGATCGCATCCATGGCAACGGGAATCCCGGAGGACTTCTTTACGGGGCTGCCCCTGTACGAAGTCCTGAAACTGAAAAATGCCGTGAACGACCCGGATTTTTTCGAGTAAAGGGCGGGGCGAAAGCTCTGCGAAAAGCGGCGATCCGGCTGTCACAGGCAACTCGGGCGGGGGTGGACTTTTACTTACAGCTGCCGGTGCGAGAGTTCATTGAGATCTACAACGAGGTGGCGGAGGAATGTCGAAGAGCAAAACATTAGAACTTAGCATCCAGATCGCCGGTAAGATGGACAAGAGCCTGACGGCGGCACTGAAAAACAGTCAGGGGCAAATCAGCAGTTTTTCCAGAAGCATCAGCAATCTGGGAACGGCAGGGCTGGCAGCCATGGGTGCGCTGGCGACCGGGACAATCGCGACCATAGCAGCCTGCACCAAGGAAGCGGCAAAGTTTGAGAACTACATGGCCGACGTGGTGAAGGTTGTTGACGGTATGGCGGACGAAACGGGAAAGGCGAGCAACAAGCTGGCGGAGAACGGGAAAACTTATGCGGAGAACTACGCCGCATTGGAGGAACGGCTGAAAGAGCTATCCACGCAGATTCCGTATACATTTGAAGATTTAACCCGTCTGGCGGCAGCGGCAGGACAGTCCGGCAAATCCTTTGAGGACTTGATGGAAACGGACTTCCTGAAAGACATCGCCATGTGGGGCACGGCCATGGATATCTCCGCAGACCAGGCGGGCGATTGGGGCGCGAAGTGGGAACAGGCTTTTAACATGAACCACGACCAGATCATGGAAGTGGCGGATGTTATCAACTATCTGGGAAACAACTACGCGACCACGGCAGCGGAGATTGCGCAGAGCGTCAACGATTCCGCGTCCATGGGACAGCTGGCGGGCGTGGATGTGAAAGCGACGGCGGCCATCGCGGCCAGTATGCAGGCGATGGGTGTAAGCACAGACCGCGTGGGAACCAGCATCAAGCGCATCTACACCAATATCACAAAGGGAAGTACGGCCACGGCGGCACAGGCTGCGGCATTTGAACGGCTGGGATTCACCGCAACGGGAATCGCGCAGGCCATGCAGGTGGACGGCGTGAGAACGCTGCTGGACGTGTTCGAGGCGATCAACAATCTGCCGGATGCAGAAAAGCTGTCTACGCTGAACGCTCTGTTTGGGCAGTGGGCCATTGAGGGAGGCGCGAAGGTTACACAGAATCTTAGCCTGCTGACCGGTATGCTCCAGGAAATATCAGACCCGAGCCTATGGACAGGGAGCATGGAAAAAGAGTTCATCATCAAAGCGACAACCCCGGAGGCAATCGAAACGATGCTGGGAAACACAAGGCTTGCACTGATGGACGACATTGGAACCGAGTTCCTGCCAGCCTACAAAGAGTTCGGGCTGTCAATGATTGACTTCATGAAAGGCATACGGGCAAATATGCCGGAGCTGACGCAGTTGGCGAATACGCTGGGAGAACTGGCAAGCCGTGGAGTTCAGAAGCTGGGAGAAGCGTTAGACGCATCGCTGCCATATATCCAGAATGGGCTTGACTACCTGCTGAACAACGGAGATCAGGTGGCAAAGGTGATCGGTGGGCTTGCCGCTGCTTTTGCGACAATGAAATTTGCGCCGGCGGCGGAAGGTCTGCTGTCCAGCGCAGGAAGCCTGCTGTTTGGCACAGGAGCCGGAGGAAGCGGAGCTGGCAGCGGGAAAAGCGGCGGGCTGCTGGGTGGAATCAAGCGGCTGTTTACTGGAGGGCAGAAAGCGGGCGCTGCGGGCGCTGGATTCATTTCCGCGTTTGGAGGGGCATCCGCGAGCAATGGTTTTTTGACGACGCTTGGAGCAACTGCATCCAGCATGGCCTCTGGAAACGGATTGTCTGGAACGACAGGACTACTTTCGACGGCGGCAAACTCCGCAAATATGTTGTCGGGGTATGTAGGGGTTGGAAGCGTGGTAAAAGATACGCTCGCAAACACAGCGGTCGGAAAGTATTTTGGCGGTATTGGAACAGCAATAGGAAACACCAAGACTGGCGGACTTTTAAGCGGGATAATGGGACGCGCCGGAGGCGCGGCGACCGGATTGCTGGGAACAGCAAAGAGCGGAATCGGTGGCTTGCTGGGCAAAGCGGGAACTGCAATCGCAGGAAGTAAAGCGGGAGTAGCCGTGGGAGGCGTACTTGGAAAAGCCGGAGGATTGCTCACGGGATTTGCGAGCAGCGGTGTGGCGCAAGCCATAGGAGGAGCGGCAAGCGGAGGGCTTGGAATATTGTCAAGCATCCTGGGGCCTCTGGCAGGAGGCTTTGGAAGTTTGCTCGCCGGTGCGCTGCCTGTTGTGGGCGTGATCTCTTCAATCATTGCCGTGGTCAGCATTCTGGGAGACAACCTGGAAGGAATCAGAACCATCGTCGGAAACGTGTTCGGAGAGCCAGGGCTGGCGGTATTTGACCGTTTTACCGGGGCACTTTCGAAAGTGGGAGACTTCATAAGCAGCCTTTTCGTAGATGGTGGTGTGGCAACAGCACTGTCCGGTTTTCGGGATATGCTGTTCGGCCAGAATGGAGTCTTTGCCGGGGACAGCCTGGGAGCCGGGGCGTTTGATGGGGTGGTTGGCATACTGCAATCCATCATGACTGTGGTGGGGCAGCTGGTGAACTTTTCTACAACGACGGTGAAGCCGATCATCCAAAACCTGTTCAGCTTTATCACGCAAACGGTGGTGCCAATTATTCTGCAAACTATCACGGCGGCTGCGCCGTACATATCCAGCATCATCTCCAATCTGGGATCTGCGGTCATGATGGTGGCGCAGTATATCGGGCAGGCCATCCAGGTGGCATTGCCGTACATACAGGCAATCATCAGCGCCGTATTAAGCATTGGAAGCGTGGTGATCCCGGCATTGCTTGGGGCGTTCACGGGACTGACAAGCGCACTTGGGCCTATCATAGAGACGATCAAAGGTATTCTGGACGGGCTGTTCCAGGCTCTTGGTGGGCTTATCGACTTTATAGTTGGTGTGTTTACAGGAAACTGGCAGCAGGCGTGGCAGGGAGTGCAGGACATCTTCGGAGGTATCTGGAACGCTTTGGTGGGCCTGGTAAAGCTGCCAATCAATGCGGTAATTGGAATTATAAACGGAGCCATCAGTGGAATCAATGCAATCAGCTTCACGATGCCGGAATGGTCTCCGGTAATGCCCGGGGAAAAAATCGGGTTCAACATCCCGGAAATCCCATACCTGGCAAAAGGCGGATTCACAAACGGAGTGAGCATCGCAGGTGAAGCTGGAACAGAGGCGGTTATCAGCTTCCAGAGAGCGGTGCGGCAAGACAATATACGCACATGGGCCATGGCCGGGCGGATGCTGGGCGTGCGCCCCATGGAACTGTCAGACATCCCGGAGCAGAGCGGAGGAACCGGCGGCGGAGGATTTACCTTTGCGCCAACCATCGTTATTCAGGGAAATGCAGACAGGAGCGTGATCGACGAGGCGCTGGCCGAGGCGAAAGCGCAGTTCGAGGCGTGGTACATCCAGATGCAGCGCAAGCAGGCCAGAACAGCCTATTGAGGAGGGGGACAATGTACACCACAAAGAGCGGCGATACATGGGACACAATCGCAAAGGCGGTATATGGCAGCGAGTATCACGCAGACCTTCTGATGGAGGCAAACCGGGAACACATCGAGACCTTCGTTTTCAGCGCCGGGGTGAAACTGAACACCCCGGCGCTGCCGGAGGAACGAGGTGGACAGCTGCCTCCGTGGAAATACGAGGCGAACTATGATTGAGACAAGAAGCATATCCCTGTCGGTAGAATACAAGAAAACAGCGTACTCTACGACTGCAAACGCAACTGCGAGCGCCGCCGGAGGGACAACACAAGGAGCTGCCAGCTCCGGCGCGGCGGCGGGAGCTACGGTGACGCTGAACGCCACGCCGCTCTATGTGTCCAGCACGGCCACGAGCAAAGCTGCGACCAAGACAGGAACCTACTACCTGTATGATGGAATCCTGATAAACGGGAGATACCGGATCACAAACACCCCGTCAAGAGTGGGGAAAACGCCCGTGGGACAGAATGTGACCGGGTGGGTAAACGCTTCCGATATTAGGGTTTCGAGTGGACAGGGCCAGGCGCAGCAAAGCGCGGGAACGGCGAACGCCGGTGCAGACACTTCGCCGGGTGAAGAAATCGCGCCACTGGTGGAAAGCCTGACCTACATTGACAACGCGGCAGACAACAGTGACAGCATCGACATCACGCTGAACGCGCAGGACGGAGAGTGGCTGCAAGGGAAGCTGCCGGAAAAAGGGGCGACCCTGCGGGCACGCATCCGGGGGTTCAACTGGGAGAGGCCGGGAGACAGCCGGTGCGTTGAGTGTGGGCTTTTCGTGCTGGACGATGTGAATTTTTCAGATGCGCCAACCACGTTGCAGATGGGCGGGGTGAGCAAGCCGAGCGACACCAATTTTTCCGAGCTGGAGCGGGAGGCAATCTGGAAAAATACAAGCATCAAGCGGATCGGAGAGACCATCGCCGCGCGGTATGGGCTGGGATTCTCTTACGACGCGGACGATTACGACATCGAATGCGACGAGCAGGACGGAACCGACAGCAGCTATTACAACACCCTGTGCAAAAACTACGGGCTGATTCTGAAAGTATACGCCCGGCGGCTGTGGGTATACGACCGGGAAAAGTACAAGGAGAAACCGGCGGTAAAGACCTTCAAACGGTCGGACATCAGGCCGGGGAGCTTCGGATACTCCACTACCCTATCTGGAACATACACGGGCGGCTACTTCAATTATACGGACGCTGACAAAGACATCGACATCGTGTGCAGCGTGGGCGGAGGAACGCATACCAAAAGTGTGAACCGGAGGGCGACCAGCGTATACGATGCCAGTCTGCAGCTGTGCGCAGAGCTGAACGCGGCGAACCATGGCACGGTGAAGCTACGGTTTGGGGTGGACGGCGAGTGGCTGGTGAGCGCCGCAAACTGCATTGAGATCAGCGGGTATGGAAACCTGGATGGGAAATACTTTGTGGACAAGGTGACCCACAAGGTGTCGAACAGCGGGATCACCGCAGATTTTGAGTGTAGCGGAGTGGGAACCCCGTTCCGGTATTGGGAAGTGGGCGGCCAGATCGAATACCATGAGCAGGAGGAGAGCAGCGGAGAAAGCTACTCCAGCACATACGAAACGACCAGCCCGGCAGCAAACGCCGCAAGCTCGGCGGCAGGCGCGGTTGCGGGCGCAGCGGTGACGCTGACGAACGCGCCGTTTTATGTGGCGAGCACATCGGCAACCCCAGCCTGCTACAAGAGCGGAACTTACTACTTCTACGACGGAATCCTGATCCGGGGGCGCTACCGCATGACTAACACGGCGGCCCGCTGCGGAAAGCTGCCGGTGGGCCAGAATGTGACAGGATGGGTGCCCGCGAGTTACTGCGGGACAGGCGGATAGGGAGGCGGAGCCATGGCGGGCGAAAACAGAACCGGGCGCGTAAGCTCCATCGACTATGAGACGGGCACCTATGAAGTGACCTACTTTGACCGGGGCCAGAGCGTCACGCGAAAAATAAACGCCATAAGCAACGGAGAGTACAAAATGCCCGTGGTGGGCCAGGTGGTAAGCGTGGCCCACACAAGCAGCGGCCATGCAGCGGCAACGACCACAGGGACGGTATGGAATCAAACAAACACCCCGGCGGAAGGGTACAAAGGACTATACCGGAAGGAATACGCAAGCCAAAAGGGAAAGGCGTACGACCGATACGACGAAAACACCGGCGTGTTTACGCAGTATGTGGACAAGCGCACCGGACGGAACTGCAACGGGGAAATCTACGACGAAGCAAAAGGCCCTGTCAGCACAGTGGCAGGAGGACAGGTGCAGATCACCAGCACAAAGTCCAGCGTGGGCCTGAACGCCAACGCGGGCGTGGGCATAATAGCGGGAACATCGGTGAGCATAGAAGCCGGTGGCTTTGTGAGCATAGAAGCCGGTGGCGGAATGAGCATAGCTGCTGGCGGAGACCTGGATCTGTCGGTGACGAAAAAGATGTCAGCGGAGATCAAAGAAGGGCTGGAGGTAGAGGTAGAGGGCGGAGAGGCAAAGATCACCATAAATGGCACGGTTATCACCGTGACAGAGGCTGGTGATGTGTCGGTGAAAAGCCCGACCAAAATCGAGCTGGAGGCCCCAGAGATTAAAGCAACGGCGGAAACCGGAGACATCGAGATACAGGGAATCAGCCTGGTAAACCATACGCACAACGATGGTGCGGTTAAAAAGCCGGATCAGTAAGGGGGGATATACATGGCACTGGGCAGCTTCATGGGGCAGACCTTCACGGTGAGCGACCGGAAGATCCTGACACCCAGCAATTTGAAAGGGCAATCCGGGAGTGAGTGGGCAACACACAACCGAACGGGGGCAAAGGCGAGAAGCCAGTGGATCGCGCCGAAGCTGAAAAAATACTCCTATGACCTGCTGCTGCGGGCGCAGGATGGGGTGAACCCGAGAAGTGTTATGCAGCACTTCCAGGACTGCGCAGAGCGGGCCGTGGCGGACTATTTCATTGTGGGCAATTCGCCAATCTCCCCGTACCCGTTCAAGATCGTGGACATCAGCGACGAGTGGGCGGCGGTGCTGCACTCCGGCGTAATGGTCGAGTGCAAAGTGACGCTGACCATCGAAGAATACCTGTGAGGAGGAAAGACTATGTTGAGCACGGATGGCGCGGTAGTCGAGATCCTTCCGGGAAAACCAAACGACAGCGTAGCGGAAGAAGTGCTGCGAAACCTGCAAATCCTGTATGGAACAGTGGCTGGAGAGCAGGCGCTGGATCGAGAGTTTGGGATCGACGGGAGCATCATCGACGGCCCGCAGGAAAACGCGCAGGTGCTGATGGTAGCCGAGTATGTGCGTAAAACCGAACGGTATGAGCCGAGAGCCAAAGTGGCCCGGGTGGATTGGACGGCGGGAAATGCGCCGGATGGAAACATGACCCCAAAGGTGGTGATCGAACTTGTCTAATATTGCAGAACTGGCAAACTGCCCGGAACTGAACTTCATTGAACACATGACACTCCAGGAGACGGAAGAGCAGCTGCGGGCGCTTTATGAGCAGAAATATCGGGAGTTGACCGGAAGCGACCCGGTGATCGGGGCGGCTGACCCGCTGAACTTGCTGATGAAAGCGTTTGCGGCCATGGAGTACCAGACGATGCAGTACGCAGATACAAAGGGCCGAATGGAAATGCTGAACACCTCCACAGGGGATGCGTTGGATGCCCTGGCCGCCCTGGTAGGAATCAGCCGGAAGGGGCCAACCCGGGCCACGGCAACGGTGCGGTTCACACTTTCGGAGGTACAGGCGGGGGTGGTAGCGGTGCCTGCGGGAACGCGGGTCAAAACGGAGGATGGGAAGTATTTCAACACGCTGGACTATGCAGAGATCCAAGCGGGAGAGACCTATGCGGACATAGTGGTGCAGGCACAGGAAGCAGGCGCGGAGAGCAGCGGCCTGACGGTCGGAAACATCAAGATCCTGGTTGACCCGATCCCGTATATCGGCAGCGTGAGCAATACCACGGAGAGCACGGGAGGACTGGACACAGAGGACGACGACAGCCTTACTCGAAGGATCTACCTGGCGCCGAGTGTGTACAGCTGCGCCGGGCCGCGAGATGCGTATGAATACTATGCGCGGGAGTGGCGAGGCGATGTGGCGGACGTGCGGATCGACAGCCCGAACCCGGACGAGGTAAACATCTACTTCACAATCGAGGATGAAGAAGGTGTTCGGCTGCCAAACCCTACGGAGCTGGAGGGCATGAAGGAGTACATGAGCGCAGAAACCATGAGGCCGCTGTGCGACAAGGTGGACTGCATCGCGCCGGACGAGGTGGAATACTCCATCTCGCTCACATACTGGATCGCGGTGACCGACCAGAAATCAGTCAGCGAGATCCAGAACAAGATTACCAAAGCAGTGGCGGACTTCCAGACGTGGCAGAGAAAGCTGGGGCGGGACATCAACCCGACAGAGCTGATCGCACAGCTGCGTGCGGCGGGGGCGAAGCGGGTGACGCTGACCGCCCCGCAGGATAAAACAGTGGAAAAGGCCAAACTGCCGAAGTGTACCGGAGCGACGGTGACCTACGGGGGGCTGGAGGATGATTAAAAGCCTGTTCAATGCGCAGATCGCGGACGGTGTACCGCGCGTTCTGCGGGAACAGCCGTGGGTGAAAGCGTTGTCGATGGCGGCGTGGGAGCTACACAAGCAGACCATGGATTACATCGACGGCAGCCAAATCTATACGGCTATCGACACAGTGCGGGAGGAAGTTCTGGATGCCCTGGCGGTAAACTGGAAGATCGACTGGTATGACACCGGATACGACATCGACCAGAAGCGGCGCATCGTAAAAACTGCGCTGAACATCCGGCGAACGATGGGAACGGTATCGGCGGTAAAAGCCCAGGCGGACGCGATCTATCCAGGCTCTACGCTGGAAGAGTGGTTCGATTTTAACGGGCAGCCGGGGACGTTTCGCATGACCGTGGATGTCACGACGACCGGCCCAGGCAACACCTTAGACAATTTCGGAACGGCAGAAATCGAACGGCGACTGACCATGGCAAAGCGGTACAGTTCGCACCTGGAAAGCATGAGCTACCAGATTATGCACGGGATCAAAGTCGGAGCGGGAGTGTCGATGTGGGCGGCAACGCCGCCGCTGTGCGGAACAATCTTCTGCGGCACATACCCGGACATCAGCACATTGGGGTGGAGCGAAAAAGAAGCCATCACGCTGGCGGCGCTGGCGGAGGCGTTCCTAGCCTCGCCGGAATTGTGCGGAACAATACCGGAAGCGGCGACACTGGGGTACTCCGTGTATGAAGCAATCCTATACGCGGGAGCTGTGGCAGAAGTGTACGCCACCGAACCACCTGAATGCGGTACGGAGAAAAGCGGAACCATACCGGAAGCGGCCACGCTGGGTCAGTCGATTGATGTAGCCCAGAAGCTCGGAAAAAACGGGGCGACGGAAATATACGTCGGAGACCCGCCCGAGAGCGGAACCGAAACCAGCGGATCGGTGCCGCAAGAATCGACGCTGGGGCAGTCGATCAAGGCCGGGATAAAAGGCGGATCAACGGCTGCGGCAGAGGTATATTCTGGTGTACCGTCCGCAAGCGGGACGAACCGCTGCGGGACGATGCAATAATTACGCAGGGAAGGAGGGCGAATTAAGATGGCGTTTTTCAAGGAAAGTTTTCTGGCCGACCGGAGAGAAGAGCTTCTGCGGAGTGTCAGCAGGTTCCAGTACCAGCTCGACAAAAAGAACTGGTATGACGGAGAAATCAACAGCAAGGAGATCATTGGCGAAAACGTGATTGTTTTCGTGAGTGTACCGAGTAGCGGTGGGGATGATACCATCACGGCGGTACGGGTATACGACAACAACGACGCGCTGGCCGGTGAACAGACTGTGAGCCTGAAACGCACCAGCCGGAACACAGCACTTCTGCGATTCACGTTCCCGTTGGTTGAAGCGGAGTAAAAGAGAGGAGGAAAACCTATGGCGTATAAGCGCACCTATTGGGTGGATCACGTCGTCGATCAGCACGGGGCGGTTATTCAGCAAGGCACGCTGCTTGACCAGCAGCACTTCAATAACCTGGAAGAAGGTTTGAGCGATGCGAGCCTGGCCCATGCGATCATGTACTTCAAGCAGGTACAGGAGGACTATAATTTCACGGACGAACTGCACACCATGACGCTGGCACAGACCGGTCTCAAGTGGCCGTTCAACAACAAGGAAAACACCGTGGGTCTCGCACAGCTGCGCGAAAACACGAATTACAGCGTGGAGGTGACGGTGCTGGAGTACACCGGCGGGCGGCTTGGAGAGATCCGGGTCTATGACCGGGCAAAGAACGGCTTTAAGCTGATGCACGATGGAAGCGCGACTACGGTAAAAGTGGCTGTACGCGTCAGCGGCGGCATGACGGATCAGCGTGTAACCGACATTTGATGCAGGAGGGAACAAAATGAAAATCGTTGAAATGAACGAGGGCCGGAAAATCGACTACAAGATGACCGGCACGAAGCTGGAGTTCGCGGACGGGGCGCTCACTGTTGATCTGGCCAGATACCAGAGCGACGACCCTGTGACGCGCGACATCATGGTTGACAGCGAGGGTTACCTGGTGATGGGGAAGGGAAGCTACTATGTGGCCCAAGTGGAGATCCCTGCGCGGGAGTACGAGGAGACGGAAGTGCCCCAGACGCTGGAAGAGGACGCAGAGGAAGCTGACGGCATGAGCGATATGCCCGGCATCCTGCGCACCCCCCTGCCCCTGGACACGGAAAAAGTCACCCTGTGCCTGTTCAGTATCGACGGCATCATGATTCGCTGATAGGAGGAAAAAGATATGGCAAACTTCGATATGGCTGAAATGGCTCTGAAAAGCGTGTGCCCCAACAACTTCATGAAGTACGACGACAAAGAAATGCCCACGATCATGGTCTACATTCCCAAGTTCCGGCTGTGCGATGTGCTGTCCACCGAGGACACCAGCATCCATCCCGCTTTCCGCGTGAACGGAGACGAGATCGACGGCTTCTACATCGGCAAGTTCCAGACGCACCACTACAACGGCAGAGCGTACAGCCTGCCCGGTGAAGATCCCAGCGCCAGCGCCGGTCATGACACTTTTGTGGCGTATAACCGCGCCAAGGGCCAGAAGTACCACGAGGTGACTGCGGCGGAGTGGGCCGCCGTGGCCCTGTGGTGCCACAAGAACGGCACCGAACCCAAGGGCAACAACAACTACGGCAAGGACACCACCGAGACCCTGTACAAGGCGATTCCGACGACCCACGAAAGCGACGGGCGCACTGCCCGAGTGGCGACCGGCACCGGCCCTGTAACCTGGAGCCACGACGGCACCCTGGCCGGAATCTGGGACATGAACGGAAACGTGTGGGAGTGGTGTACCGGCCTGCGCCTGGTGCATGGTGAGTTGCAAATTCTCCAGGATAACAACGCCGCATCCCCCACGGCGGATCTGTCTGCATCCAGTAAAGCGTGGAAAGCAATCGACGCGACCACCGGCGACTTGGTTACCCCAAACGGCAGCGGCACCACCGCGAACACCGTGAAGCTGGACTATGTGAGCAGCAAGTGGAAGTATGTGACCACCATCACCAGTTCCGAAGATTCCGGCAGAAGCTGCCAGTTCAAAGACATCACCTGCGACGCGGGCATTGGCGCAGATGCAAAGCTGCTCCTCCAGGCGCTCGCCATGCTGCCCGATGCCGAGCTGGTGGGCGACAAGATCGACGCGAATTATGGCGGAGACTACTTCTACGCGAACAATGCGCAGGAGGAGCGGTGCCTGATTCGCGGCGGCAGCTGGGGCAGTGGGGCCCACGCTGGGGTGTTCATCTCGAACCTCAGCCACCCCCGTTCCTACGTCAGCGCGAGCGTTGGCGGGCGCTCCGCTTTGATCGAATAACTGCACACTGCGCCCTGATTCACTGAACGCCGAGCGATAGCGAGGCGATAAGGGGACAAGCCCACGCACGGACGAGGACAAAAGATGTTCCCGCGCCGTGCGCGGGCGAATTTTTTGGGCGATTTGTGGTGGGCGCAAAAGTAGAGTGCGCCGGGTGGGAAAGAGGGAAAATAAAACGGGGGTGAAGCGATGCAGAGTGATATGCCGCCTCAAAGAAATTATGAGCCGTTCCGTCTGAAAGAAAAGATCGGAGAAATGATCCAGTACGGCAGACCACTGACAAAGCAGTTCAGCCGGAAAGACCGAGACCTTGCCGACGACCTGCGAGAATGTATGCTGCGGATGTACCATCTGGCGGTAGAGCTGGAAAAGAAATACTACCGCAAGACCACTGCGCAGGAGCTTGACGTGGAACTGGACTGGCTGCGAAACCTGGTAAGACTGGCGGCAGACAAAAAGTGCTGCGGAGCAAAATTCGCCCCGCCGCTGTCCACGCACCAGTATGAAGTGTGGGCGCGATACAACGAAGAGATCGGCAGACTGTTGGGCAAGTATATTGCGAGCCTGAAAGGATAGCCGTTACTCTTGGGGGATGGGCCGTATTGCGGTGCCTGATTCGCGGCGGCAACTGGAACAATGGGGCCAACGCTGGGGTGTTCAACTCGAACCTCAACAACCCCCGTTCCAACGTCAACACGAACGTTGGCGGGCGCTCCGCTTTTCGTCTGAACACGCCATCATGGGGCGGCGGTTCTGCGCCGGACAAGTGGGTGGTGCCTCACGGGGCATCATCGGCGCGCAGACTAAAAGGGGCCTATCTCCAATCCCAACAACAGGGATAAAATCTGAATTGCCGCGGAGACGGAAACGCCACACGCGGCCTGTTTGGTGAACATGAAAATGAGCGAAGGAACCGGACTGGCAGTCATTCAAAATGCGTGGCCCACGGTGTGCAGTTTCGAGTGGATGCTGGAAGCGCATAGACACGCTTGCAAAGGGAAAAGGTACAGGCTGGAAGTCATGGGGTTCACGTCGAAACTGGAGAAAAATCTGCTGGACGTGCAAGAGCGCATGAAGGACGGCAGCTATGAGCTGGGGCCGTACAGGAAGATGTGGGTATTTGTGCCAAAGAAACGGCTGGTTATGGCATTGGATTACCCGGACAGAATTGTGCAGTGGTGCCTATATCTGTACCTGAATCCGATATACGACAAGCTGTTTATCGAGGACAGCTATGCTTGCAGGAAAGGAAAAGGGAGCCACAAAGCGGCGAAGCGCCTGCAATACTGGATGCAGCAGGTGAGCAGGAAGCCGGGGCCTGGGTGGTATTGCCTGAAACTGGATATTTCAAAATACTTCTACCGGGTCAACCACGACAAGCTGCTTGAAATCCTGTCCCGAAGGATCGCGGATCAGGAAATGATGGAGTTTGTGCGCGGGGTGGTGAACAGCAAGGCGGAGCCTTTTGGGCTGCCAAGATGGAGAAGCCCGGACGATACGCCGCCGGAAGAGTGGGAGTATGAAACGGGTATGCCGATAGGCAATCTGACATCACAGCTTTTTGCGAACATCTACCTGAATGAGCTTGACCAATACTGTAAGCACAAGCTGAAAATCCATTACTACATCCGATACATGGATGATGTAATTATACTCGGCCCGAACAAGTGGGTGCTGCACGAATGGAAAGAAGAAATAGAGGAGTTTCTGGAAAAGGAACTGCATCTTGACCTGAACGCCAAAACGAGCATCCGACCCATGAAAAGCGGGATCGAGTTTGTGGGCGTTCGGATATGGCCCACGCACATGAAACTGCGGAAAAGTACCGTCCGGCGAATCAAAAGAGAGACCAGGAAAATCAGCAGTCTATATGCTTCCGGGGATATGGCGAAGGATGCTTTTGATCGCAGGGCGACCAGCATACGCGGAATGTTAAAACACGCGGAATGCGCGAGCCTGCGGTGGAGGCTGAACGAGATATACCGGGAAGAAATGGAGCGTGCCAAAAACGAGAAGAAGGAGGTGGAGTATGAGCCATTTGCAGATCATCCAGGAACTGGAGAGCGTAACGGAAATTCAGGCGAGAGCGATTAAGGTTTTGGCTACGCGGCTTGCAGAACTGGGGGACACGGAGACTGGCAGGGACGAGATCGCGGAGGCGGACAAGGCATACCGCAAAGCGGTCGGCGGCGATGAATGGATGGACTAAGTGAAGGAGGAGAATCCAATGGACACACCAATCACGCGGGCGGAGCATGAAGAGTTCCGCCGCCGCCTGGAAGAAGAGAACGAGCGGCAGAACAAGCGGCTCTCTATTCTGGAGGACAGCGGCAGACAGCTTACAACGCTGGTAACAAGTGTGGAAAAGCTGGCCATGAGTATGCAAAGTATGCTGAAAGAGCAGGAGAACCAGGGAAAACGGCTGGAGATTCTGGAAGGTCGGGACGGAGAGCAGTGGCGAAAAGTTGTTGGCTATGCGATCACTGCGGTGCTGGGAATTGCCCTCGGGTACATCTTTAAGCAGATTGGAATGTAAGCGCGGGGAGGCGTAGCGATATGGAAAACAAGGAGGAAAAGGCAGCGGGGGAAAAGCGAAGCATCAAGGTCATGAATTTGATCCTGGTGATCGTTGGAATCTCTCTGCTGGTTTTCACCGTTGTCATGATCCAGATATTCCAGATGTACGGATCGGTGCCTGACACGCTGGTGACCTGCGTATACGCAACCCTCGGGGGCGAGTGCGGAATTATGGGGTGGATCAAAACCACGAAAGACCGGACGCGCGAGAGAAAGTGGGAGAAACAGGATCAGCGGGAAGCAAAGGAAGAGGCGATGCAGATGATGTCTGGGGACACGGCAGATGGAGCATGAGGGTACAAAAACGAAAAAATAGGGAGGGCCGCGCACGCGGCCCTCCTGTATTTTTGGAGGAGTGCAACATGGAACAAAAGAAGTTTATTGAAACGATCGGACGGATGGCGCAAGAGGATATGAGGAAAAGCAGAATCCTCGCCTCGGTGACCATCGCCCAGGCAATTTTGGAAAGCGGATGGGGAACGTCGGAGCTGTGCCTGAACGCCAACGCCCTCTTTGGAATCAAAGCGGATGCGCGGTGGGGCGGAAAGGTGTACAGCAAGGAAACAAAAGAGTGTTACGACGGGGTGAACTACACCGCCGTTACGGCGTTGTTCCGCGCCTATGAAAGCTGGGAGGAAAGTGTGCGGGATCACAGCGCGTTTCTGACAGCATCGCAGCGGTACGCTGCGGTAATCGGGGAGACCGACTACAAGGAGGCGTGCCAGGCACTCAAAGCGGCAGGGTACGCGACAGATCCGGCCTACCCCAAAAAGCTCATTTCCCTGATCGACCAATACAACCTGACGGCCTACGATAAGGCAGAAACGGAGGAAAGCACCATGAGCAATAGCCCCTTGGTAAACTATGTGAAGATCAGCCCCAATAAGACCAGCCCCCGGAACAACAAGATCAAGAAGATCACCATTCACCACATGGCCGGTAACCTGTCTGTGGAAACCTGCGGAAATGTTTTCGCGCCCACCTCCAGACAGGCAAGTTCCAACTATGGCATCGGCAGCGATGGCCGCGTTGGTATGTATGTGGAGGAGAAAGACCGGGCATGGACGAGCAGCAACGCGGACAACGACAACCAGGCCGTTACCATTGAGGTGGCGAACAACGGCGGCGCACCCAACTGGCCTGTGTCTGACAAGGCGATGGAAAAACTGATCGAGCTGTGCGTGGACATCTGCGAAAGAAACGGTATCGAAAAGCTGAACTTCACCGGGGACAAGAATGGCAACCTGACTATGCACAAGTATTTTGCAGCCACGGCCTGCCCCGGCCCCTACCTGGAGAGCAAATTCCAGTACATCGCGGACGAAGTGAACAAACGTCTGGGCACTGGCGGACAGTCTGCCGGAAGCACGGGCGGTTCTGGCGGCTCTGCGCTGGAGTACAAGGTGGGCGACATCGTGAATTTCACGGGAGACACACACTACACCAGCGCAACCTCCACATCCGGGAAAGCCTGCAAACCCGGGCAGGCAAAGGTGACGGCTGTGGCACCTTCCGGGAAGCACCCTTACCACCTGATTAAAAACGGCGGAACCTGCACCGTATACGGCTGGGTTGACGCGGCGGATATTTCCGGCAAGAGTAGTGGCACCGGTGGCACTACTGGCGGCACCGTGACGGAAACCTCTTTGGCCGTGGGCGACATGGTGAAGATGGACAAGGCCGCCACCGTGTACGGAACCAGCGGAAAGTTTGCCTCCTGGGTGTACGGCGCGAAGCTGTATGTGCGCCAGATCAATGGGAGCCGTATCGTTGTGTCTACCCAGAAAACCGGCGCGGTGACCGGCGCGGTGGACAAAAAGTATCTGACCAAAGCGTAAAGCGAGGAGGTAGGAAACATGACACAACTTATTCCTGAAATCACTGGCGTGGTCGTGGATGCGATTATCACCATCTGCGGCCTTGTATTTACCGGCGTGTGCATCCCCTGGGTAGTAAAGACCGGGATTCCATGGCTGAAAGAAAAGCACCTGTACAACATCATCACCACACTGGTGAAAGCGGCGGAGAAGATGGCGAACGCTGGTTCGCTGACCACTCCCAAACTGGACTACGTTGTACAGATGCTGGAGAAAAAAGGCATCACGATCACCCCGGAAGTGCGGGCCATGATCGAAGCGGCTGTGCAGGATCTGGATATTGCAATAGACGGAGCCATTGGACAGCTGGGCGACATCTTTGTTGAAGAGGAAGCTGTTATTGAGGAAAGCAAAAGCAAAGCGGAATAATTGACCATCCCCCGGCCACTGTGAAGCGACACAGAGGCCGGGGGATTTTTTATTGTCTTGCGGGAATGCGACTTGCGGAATATGCGAAAGTTGATTATCATAAATGTGCAATAATGCGACAAAATAAGACCGGCGAGGGCGACGCGGAAATGCACGCCGGAGCTGGAAGAGAGGAGAAAAGACCGTGAAAAAGAAGCCGCAGGAACGGGTGTTTAAGCACCTGACCAAGAACGACCGGCTGCGCATTGAGCGGTGGCTGCGAAAGGGATGGCGGCCAAAACAAATTGCCGACAAACTGCGCGTACACCCGTCCACCATTTACCGGGAGCTGAAACGGGGTGCATACGAACGGCTGAATGGAGACACTTGGAAAATGGAAACGGCGTACAGCCCGGACATCGCAGAGGACAAGTATCAAGCCCAGCTGCGGGAGAAGGGGCCAGATCTGAAAATCGGGAAAGACCATGAGCTGGCGGAGTACATCGAGCAGACGATCATAGAGCGGGACTGCTCCCCTGCTGCGGTACTGGGATATGCGATGATGGAAGGGAAAACGTTCAAAACCACCGTATCGGTGCAGACCATATACAAATATATAAAAATGGGTCTGTTTCTCCATATCACACAGGTGGATTTGCCACGCCGGGGAAAGCGAAAGAACGGCTACAAAAAGGTCAAGACCAACAAAAGCCAGGCCAGGGCCAGCGCCGGGGAGAGCATTGAGAACAGGGCACCGGAGGTCAAGAACCGGAAGGAGTTCGGCCACTGGGAGATGGACACGGTGTACAGTAAAAAGAACACCACCGCAAAGGCCCTGCTGGTGCTGACGGAGAGAAAGACCAGGAAGGAAATCATCATTGGAGTGCCGAACCGAAAGGCTGAAACCATCGTCCGTGCGCTGGATGCGCTGGAGCGGAAGATGGGGGCGGCGAAGTTCAGGAAAATATTCAAGAGCATCACAGTGGATAACGGAAGCGAGTTTGCGGCGGCGGAGGCGATGGAGCGAAGCGCCATCAACAAAACCATTCCTAGGACGGCGGTATACTTCTGTCACCCGTATTCTTCATGGGAGCGCGGAAGCAACGAGAACAACAATATCATGATCCGGAGAAAGCACCCAAAGGGAACCGATTTCTCGAAGGTGAGCGCGGCGCAGATTAAGGAGACGGAGAACTGGATCAACAACTATCCGAGAAAGATACTGGGGTACAAAAGCAGCGAGGCGGTTTTCAGAGAGTGCCTGCGGGAGCTGGGGATCGTAGCGTAAAAGAAATAGAAGAGGGAGAGGGGGGAAGCACCGGGAAACTGATGAAACTGAACAGAGAATCAATGGGGCCAGCAATCGGGAGAATTGGTGGCCTGGTTGTCGTGATGTAAAAATGGACAAAATTGCACACAAAAATCTGTTGCATCTGCCTATTGAATTTTCGGAAATTAAAAGAGCAGGAGTATCAGCTTGTAGTGCTGGATGTGATGATGCCCGGT